GCGAAGTTGAACTTAAAGTCATGAAAGAAATGTTTGAAGCTTCAGTAGATGGTCAAGCATATGACGCAGCTCGTTGGGGTAACTATTACAAACCAAGAGGCGTGACGATCGTCTCTGCTGAATCAGCTACACCTGTAGCACAAACAGCAACACCAGCACCAGCAGATGAAGAATTTGAATCTGCTCCAGCGGTAATTGCTCCAGTGGTCGCAGAGGCTGCACCAGCGGCTCCTACAGCACCAGTTGCAACACCTCCAGCAGGTGGAACAGCACGTGCTGAGGACATCCTAGCGATGATCCGTAACCGTCAGAAAACTTAGTAATAAGTAAAGGTATAGGGCAGACTCAAAATCTGCCCTATTACTCTATATGACTAACTTACCTAAGACTTTTTGTCCGGCTAAATGGGACGAGATTTTTGTTAATCTTGGAGCTAACTACGTCTACGCTTGCTGTAGGTCTGAGGTTGTTAAAATTGTTAAAAAAGAAGACATCAATACTTCTCTTAATCAGCAAAAAACTAATTTATTAAATGGTATACAAGATCCGTCGTGCAATTATTGTTGGAATGTAGAAAATGCAGGGCATACTAGCCTACGACAAAAATATTTAAAAGAATTCGATGTTAATCAATTTGACCAATACAAAAATAATCAAGTTAAGCCAAAACAAGTTGAAGTCAGTTTAGGCAACGAATGTAATTTTCAATGTACCTATTGCAATCCAAAATTTAGTAGCCAATGGGAATCAGATGTTAAACATAAACCTTATAAGATCTTTTCTGATCAACATTTTTATGGTATAGACGAAAAAAATACAAACAATTTGCAAGACACTATTGCTTGGTTGAGTGAACTTAAAACGGTTGAAAAATTGCAAATACTAGGGGGAGAACCCCTGCAGAATAAAAATTTTACTTCGGTTGTGAATAGTATAAACAGTGACGAATTGGGGTTCGCCACAAACCTATCTTTTAAGAATACTCGTGCTATAGACAAAGTATTAAGTTTAGCAGATAGGTATAAGAAAATATCAATGGTAGTTAGTATAGACAGCACCGGAAAAAACGCTGAATTTTCTCGATATGGCATGGATTATACTCAGATGTTAATTAATATACACTATCTTATCACTCACGCACCAGATAATGTTGCTATTAGATTTAATTCTGTTATGACAAGTATTACTATTAGAGATTTTGATAATACTGTTGAACTCATTGATAGCTTTTATCAGCTAAACCCTAAAATTACTTGGAATCTTATATTTTGTCGTGACCCATTGATACTAACATTAAATACGTTGCCTGACAAATTTAAACCTAAAATCTTACAAAAAATAAACGAGGCAAAAGATAAACAATATATAGTAGGATTGGATATATTAAAAGGCGCAATTAAAATATCAAAATTTAATAAAACACTGTTTAATCAGATGAAACATTTTTTACAAGAGTATAGTCAACGAAAAAATATTGTGATTCCGGTAAATTTAGAAGATGTTTAACGAAATAACTAATATACTTTATCCCGACCATGTTGAGGTTATTGCTTTCCCTAACGGAAATGTATTTCCTATTTTTAAAAACGCAAGCTCAAGTTTGCTTCAATACGCGAAAACAACCAATACTAAAATAGTATTCAACGAACAAATAAGAAAGCTAGACGCTATAGAAGTCATACTCAGAGATCCTCTTCCTAGATTTATATCTGGAGTTGCTACGTATGTTGGTAATGAACTAAAACAAAATCCAAATTTAGATATAAACACAATTTTATATTTTGTAGAAAATTATCTATTCCTTAATAGGCATTATGCCCCACAACTTAGTTGGTTAATTAATCTAAATAGATTTTCGAAAGCAAAATTAAAATTACATAATTTAGATGCAGTATCGATGTTTACTCCTTTAGATTGGAAAACACCTAAAAATATAGAATTTGATTCTGCAACTATTATTAGATTAAGTAACAACATACATAATGAAATGTATTTGCGACTAGATAACTTATTATTACAATTAATTGGACAGGAATTAACCTTTAAGGAAATATTAGCATATCTTAAACAACAAGATCCTCAAGCATATCAAAAACTACAATGCATTGCCCTAGACTAGATCATTTTGTTCGCTTTAATCCCAATGGTACTGTTAGCCGTTGTGGACACATGATTAATGCGCCAGAATTTAATACATTAGAAGAGATGGATGCGAGTCTTTGGCTTAAAGAAATTAAAGAAGAGATGTCTAAAGAATTTTGGCCTATAGAGTGCGCTAGATGCAAGCAAACAGAATCTATTAACGATTCTAGTATCAGATTAAATGCTATAAAGTTTGACCAACTACAAAAACAAGAAGATTATTTGTCAGTAGGCGGAGTATTAGATAATGTGTGTAATAGTGCTTGCTTGACTTGTAACGAAACCCTTAGCACATTAATTGGCGGATTGAAAAGTAAAACGTATCCTATAGTGGATAATTCAAGCAAGTTTTGGGACTTACCATTGGATAGGATTGTACATTTAGATATCAATGGCGGCGAACCTAGTGCTAGTAAAAATTATAAGCACATACTAGCAAACTTACCTAAAAATATTAAATCGGTTAGGCTTAATACAAACTGTAGTACGGTATTAGAAGAATTAATTTCGTTGACTGAGCGTGGGAGTCATGTCACAGTGACAGTTAGTTTAGATGGTATTGGCACGGTACACGACTTTGTGCGATGGCCAATAAAATGGGAAAAGTTTTATGAAAATTTAATGGTGTATAAATCAATGCCAGTCCAGTTAAACTTGTGGACTACTGTTAGAGCGTTAAATGTAGACGATCTACCAAATATTATAGAATTTGCTAAGAAACACAATATAGATCACAGCTATGCATATCTAAAATTGCCAGCAGAGTTAGCAGTTGAAAATAAAGATACCCCGGAATCATTGGCATACATACAAGAGCAAAAGCGATTAAGAGGTATGGAATGAAACCCTATGTAGAATTAGTCTGTGATAATTTAGATCTTATTCAGACTGAGATCTACACCTTTTTGACTAATGATACAGAATTATTAACCAATGGCGAAAAGAATTGGCAGTTTTTAGATACTAAAAAGTTAATAAGTCAGAGTCCAAATTTGATTAAATTTTTTCTTGCTAATAAATTATATGTACAACAAGCGTCAGTAACACTACTCTACGAAGACTTGTCTTTACATTTAGACGAACTACCAATGATTGCTAAGGTTAATATTCCTATACGCAATACTAAAGGATGGGTTAACCGTTGGTATGAACTAAGTGAAGAAGAAATAGCTACATTACCTAAGATGAAAAATCAATTTGGCAGCGAACAAGAAAATGTTAGTATACTAGTTGAACAAGAATTAAAATTAGCAGCAGAAATATATGATTTGGATAAACCTATAGTATTTCACTCACGAATACCACATAGTGTTATTAAATTAACCCCAGACATACTACCAAGGATAGTGGCTAGCTTTACATTTGTAAATCAACCAACACATTTATTAAAATGAAAATCGCTATTACAGGACACAGTGCAGGAATAGGACAAGCACTAGCAAAAATCTATACAGAACAAGGGCACGAAGTCATTGGGCTTAGTCGTCGTATTGGGTACAATATCCGTAGCGTACCTAAGGTAGCAGGTATAATTGAACCTTGCGATGTGTTTATTAATAACGCACAAGTAGGGTTTGCACAAACTGAATTATTTTGGGAAGTATGGAATCGCTGGCAAGGACAAAATAAAACTATCATCAACATCAGCACACAGATGACTGATAACAGTATAGCACCTAAGGAAGAATGGGATCAATATTTAATACAAAAAAAAGCATTAGAGTTAGCACACACGCAATGTCAAGAAAGATCGCCACTGCCAAAATTAATATTAATTAAACCTGGATCAATAGCCACTCAGCCTGGACAACAACCTCCAGAATATCAAGATGTCGATGCGTATGCACAGGAAACTATAGGGTATATCAATGGACAGTAAAGAATATTTAACCAATAAAAAGTTTTGTCCTATTCCGTGGACTGGCTTCATGTATAATTCAAATGGGGATATCCTTAACTGCATTCGTAGCCAACGTCCAATCGGTAATCTTAAAGATAAGTCAATACACGATATACTAAAAACGAATACAGAAACTAAACAGAATATGATCAATCATCAAGATGGATTGGGCTGTCATGTTTGTTATGATCTTGAAGGTGATAAGAAGGGGTATGATATGATCAGTGATCGCATATTCTACCTTAAAGAATTAAAAACGGTAGACCATACGGTATACGATAGTGCTAACAATTTTGATTTACATACAGTAGATATAAGGTGGAGCAATGTCTGTAATCATGCGTGTGTTTACTGTAGTCCAGAATATTCTAGTAAATGGGCCACCGAGCTTAAAGTAAATATTAGCGAACCTAATTTAGAAAGACTCAGAGAGCTTAAAGACTTTGTATTTCAACATGCACACCAACTTAAACACGTGTATATGGCAGGTGGTGAACCTTTGTTGATGAAAGAAAATTTAGAACTATTAGAGATACTACAACAAAAAAATCCACAGGTCAATCTAAGGATAAACACCAATTTAAGCAAGACCGGCACACGAGTATTTGAAAAGATATGCGAATTCCCTAATGTGCATTGGACCGTAAGTGTTGATGAAATGGGTGCAGAATTTGAATATGTGAGGTATGGTGGTAAATGGTCGGACTTTTTAGATAATCTAAATCAAATTAGGAAACTTGATCATAAGGTAACATTTAATATGTTACATCATTTATTAAATTATAGATCATTATTTGATACGGTTAAATTTCTTAAAGAATTGGGATTCCACAATAATAGTTTTGTCATTGGCGCATTATTAACTCCGGATCACCTAAATATTAGACATTTACCAAATACTATGCTACAATCAGTAGAGCGAGAATTACAAGACTGGATTAGTCAAAAACCAGGATTTTTACTTGAAAACGGTCTGAGAAATGTGTTACAATATATAAAAACACCTGTAGAAAAGAATATCGAATACTGTTTAGCAGAAATAGCAAAGATGGATAGTCGACGTGGCACTAACAGTAAACAGGTGTTTACTAATTTTTATAAAGGTTTAACAAATGGCAATTAACAAATTATACATTTCGGATCAAAAATATAATTGGAATAATCATCCTTCTACTCTATTGGATAGTCATAATGTAGGAAAAATAATAAAAGAAAATACATTATTGGATTATCATGCGTCCTTAGAAGATTTATCATTTAGTTATATTGGAATTTCATGTGACAGTGCAAATAAAATTATTGTTGATGCATCTATCAATGATAACACATTTACATCTTATGGAAGATTATTAAATGCATTATTAAGAAATAAACATAAAGTTGATAACATTGATAAATTATTAGAAGATGCTAATTTAGAAAAAACTAATTCACTTGTTAATAAAAGAAATTCCGAAGGGAAGATTTTTTGGACGGCAGGATGTAGTTTTACTGCGGGAGTAGGAGTTTCTCAAAAAGAAAGATGGGGAACACTAGTGTCTGAGTTATTAGCATTACCAGAAATATCATTATCTAGGGGAGGATCATCGATAAGATGGGCCGCTGATCAAATTTTGAGATCAGATATCAAAAAAGATGACATTGTGGTTTGGGGCATAACAAATAATTTTAGAGTTGAGCTATCTGAAAATTGGGACTTTGCTCCATGGAGCATCAATGATTATGTCACCTTAGCTAAACAGCAATATTGGAAGATGGATTATTTTGATAGTGAAACTATGGTGCTTAAAAGTATTCGCAGTATATTACAGGTTATGAATTTTTGTCAAAAAATAGGAGCAAAATTATATCTGGTTAATCTATTAGACATTACTTGGGTTTCCATAATGCTTAGAAACTACGAAGATTTTATTGATCTAACAATAGACATGGATATAGTAGATACTCCGATATATATAGACTATGGAACGGATAATAGTCACCCAGGACCAAATCAACATCAGCAATACGCAGAAAAAATATTTAATTTTATTAAGGAAAAACATCATGGCAAAACCATTTGATATATCAAAATTTAGAAAGTCAATTACCAAAAGCATCGAAGGCTTGGGTATTGGATTTAATGATCCTACAGATTGGATCTCAACAGGCAATTACACGCTTAACTACCTAATCAGCGGTGATTTCCACAAAGGTATTCCACTGGGCAAGGTCACTGTGTTTGCCGGAGAAAGTGGTGCAGGTAAATCATTTATCTGTTCGGGCAATCTGGTGCGTAATGCACAAGAGCAAGGCATTTATGTTATCTTGATTGATACAGAAAACGCACTTGATGAAAAATGGTTACATGACTTGGGAGTAGATACTACCGAAGACAAATTACTCAAACTTAACATGGCTATGATCGATGATGTGGCTAAAGTTATCAGTGACTTTGTTAAAGAATATCGTACACTACCAGAAGAAGATCGTCCAAAAGTCTTGTTTGTTATAGATTCATTAGGGATGATGTTAACTCCAACAGACGTTAATCAATTTGAAGCAGGTGAAATGAAAGGTGATATGGGTCGTAAACCTAAAGCACTTACAGCACTTG